CTTGCACCATCAACTTCTGCCTGTGTCTCAATGCGCATGCGCTCTGTCTCGATCTGCGCGGCCTTGAGTTGGGCATCCACTTGATCTTTCTGTGCTTTACGTTGAACTTCAGCGGCTTTGAGCTGTAGTTCTTGTTGTTGCATCTGCACAATCGGATCTTGTGCTGCTTGCTGTGCCTGCTGCTGTGCCATCATGGCTTGGTTGGCCTGTAAGAGCTTCTGTGCTCCAGCAGCCGCCAGACGGGAAATCTCAACCTCAAGTTCTTCAGGCATCTCCTCATCAGGCTTGGGATAAGGCACGCCAATCTTCTCTTCAATGTTTTTGCGGTACTGGAAGGCAAAGTGCTCCATGATGTGCGCCATTGCTGCAGCCATCATTGTCTGAGCTTGTGGGTTTTGCCCAACAATCTGTGCCGTAACCGGGTCTTGAAGCATCGACATGTGGACCGTGATGTGGGCTGCGTGGTCCTGATAGATAAACGCCTTGACCGGCTTGCCGTTGAGGATGTCCATGTTTTCAGAGACTGGATCTCTTGGCTTCTGGTCATCTTCCGTTGGCACTAATTTTGCAGCGTTCTTAATACCTAGCACTTCTAGCATCTGCCTGTGGAGCAGGGGCATGTCATAGATCTGAGGGGCTGTGGCTGCTAACTGGATAACCGCCTGATATTGAACAACCTTTTGCGACATAGTTGCCGCGTTAGGGTCCGATACCGGGATGACCTCAACCATATCGTAGTCGGAGCGTTTCGCGTGAGGAACTCCGTCTTCTGGCTCGTAGTCGTATTTTTCGGGGGTGTAGTCACGGATGATGTTTTTAAGCAGCTGGAACTCTTGCTTCATCGCGTAGTGAATCCGCGCTTGCACGGCGCTCATCACTTTTAGAGTTCTCTCTAATATGGCTAGGGTGGTTCCTACTGGCGCCTGAGCGCTCATATCTGACACTTTAAGGTCAGCCGCAGCAGCAAACCGTCTGCCTTCATCAATAATGGTACCCAACAGCGTGTACAGGACCTGACTTGGCTCCTTGTACGGCAGGGTCATGATGTTGTCTTTTATGGTCCCGGAGGCCACATCGACATCTCTAAACTCTGCCGGAGCGATGGGTGTGTCGTCGCCTTTTACGCGTAAACCCTTAGTCTTGAACCCACCTGGTAGGTTTGACAGTGTGCCTGCATCCACCAACTGACGTAGTAGTGAGGTGCCTGACTTAGAGTACGCCCCGATGAGGTGGATCAGACCAAGTGCGTAGAAGCCAAACCCAGGGATGTACGGGTAGTGCACAAAGTGTTGGCGCTTTTGCTTGAGCTTATCTTCCGGGTGCCAATTGCGTCGTATAGACAGGACAGTCTTGGTGTACTTCTCAATAGTAATGACGTAAGGCAGGGCAATCCCTGTCTCTTTGCCATCCTCCTCGTCCTCATACCCAGGCAGGTCGTAGTCCACGTGCATCTCTAGGATCTTGAACCGGTTATCGCTGTCGGCCTTAAAGCCCATCTTCTCAGCAATTTTCTTCTCTACCTCATCGAAGGAATCTACCGGGTCGCCTAGGTCTACGTCTTTGTAAAAGCCAGCAACTTGCAACTTTCTTAAGTCGTTCGGTGTCTTACGCATCACGTGGGTGACACGCTCAGCCGTCTGTATGTTTGAAGCGCCGTAGGGGACGACGATGTCATCGGCTGTGCAGTAAATAGACACCTGCCGCCCAAGATTCGGGTCGTAATAGACCTTCTTAAACGCATTGCCTGCCAGCCCCAGACCCCACAACATCCGCTCGTGCTCAGGCCGGTACTCCACCATGACCTCGGTTAGCTGGTAGTTCATGTCATCCTTGACACGCTGCGCAGCCTCCATCTTCTCTGTTGTTTCTTTACCAATGATCTGCGTTTTGACTGGCCCATGCGCTGGGAAAGTCTCCATCATTGTCTCGGCTTGGAACTTCACAACAGCTTCGGCTAAGAGGGGGTGGAACACTCCACAGGCCCCAGGCCACGGCTCTGTCCGATCCTCTAGCTTCAAACCCAGCAGCTCAATGCCGTCTACGTAAGTCTGCATCCAGTCTTTTCTAGAGTTGACGTCGTCCTCATAGGCTTCGCAAAGTTCTTCGGCTATGGTAAGTAGCTCTGACTCATCCATCTCCTCGGCTAGGTTGGTATTGAAGTCATCATCCTCTTCTTTGCCAGGCTCTAAAATTACCTCTAACCCGCCAATACCAATCTTTACTGCCTCGGGATCTTCAATCTCTATCTCAATGGCAGGCTCCATATCTATAGTGTCTTCTGAGAGACCAAGAGGTGCCGGGTTAAGTGCTTTGTCAATAGCCATGATTGTCCTTAGTAAAAGGCATACTGCTGTCTACGCCTAAAGTTGGGCTGATCTTCTTCATCAAGGGCGGATCTAACATACCCACCCTTCCTAAACCGCATCATAGCTAAAGACACGGAGTCTACATAGTCGTCGTGTTCACCTGCAGGAAAGCTTGCAACCTCGTCAATAACTTCATCCGCCCACCTAGTGCCAGGTGCCCATACTCTACCTGATGCAAACAGATCTGACACTGCATTTAACCGGCTGATTTTGTCGTTGCCCTTGTTTGGTGTGAACTCCTGCACCGGTATACCCATAGCTCTCATCTCATATATTAGTGGAGAACCCGTGGCTTTCTTTTCAATAATCACCGAATCGGGTTGCCATTCTCTATACTGCTCAATCGCCTCTTTCTTTAGCTCTGGAAACTCCATACGTTTACGAAAAGCGTTGAGCATAATTATGTTTGCTTGCATTACACCCGCATCATCCTCTTTATAGAACACGCCCCACGTAGTGCAGGCTGAATAGTCAGCACGATTGTTCTTTTCAAACGCCGTATCCCAAGACATAAGGGTAAATTCGCACGACGGAGGGTCTTCTTCTTCCCAAATCTTCCACCATTCGCGTTTTACAATCGCTGAATTTTCAGAAACAGGGTTCTGCTGGTACTGCGCCTGCCATTTTGAGTTGGGAAGCTCTTCACGTAGCGCATAAAGCTCTTCTTCTGACCAAAATTCAGGCCAAAGTGGCTTGCCTGAAGGTAAAAGCGCTGGAAATTCAATAACTTCCCAACTTTCTCCACCTCTTTGTGCTTCTGCTTTAAGAACCTGACCCGTTAAATCTCGTTTTGACCACCGGGTCATTACCACTACTATAGATCCCCCAGGCTGTAGACGCTGTCTTGGTCCCGACGTGTACCACTCGTAGGTTTTGTCGTATATATCTGGGTTAATTTCAGCTAAGGCCGCTTCTTGTTCCGAGTGAGGATCGTCAATAATGAGGAGATCCGCACCCTTGCCCGTAACAGCGCCCCCAACACCGATAGCAAAATAGTCTCCACCAGCGTTGGTCGCCCACCTGCCAGCAGCTTTAGAGTCCGCTTGTAGCTCAACTCCCGAAAATATCTCTCTATACGTTGGCTGATCGACAAGATTTCGCACCTTTCTACCAAACCCGACGGCAAGTTCAGCCGTATGGCTGGTCTGAATTACTTTTTTGTGAGGGTATTTACCAAGAAACCACGCCGGGAGCAGGTAGGACGCAAACTCAGACTTCGTATGCCGAGGGGGCATATTGATAATTAAGCGTTTTAGCTCCCCATTTGTTACTCGTTCAAACGCACGGGCCATGCGTACATGATGCCTGCCCCCAATAAATGAAGGCCAGACACGCTTGACAAACTCCATAAAGCTTTTCTTCGCCTTCTCCTGTTCAGATAGGCGCATGTACGAATCTAGCTGTGCGTCTAACTTGCGTTTTTCTGCTTCAGGTAGGTTCGGTAGCACTGCTAGGAGTGTTGTCAGTTCCTGTATCGTCGGTGCTTGCATCTTCCTCTTTGTCTTTTAGACCTAACTCAGTTTCTAAATCATCAACAATTGGTTCTACATCAACGGTGTTTGAATGTATAAGCCTACGCACTTTTTCACGTATAGCGTTTTCCAGTGACTCCGTAGTTGTGTGTCGTATTGTGACTTCTGATTTTTCTGTAAATAGCCCTACATCACTAATCTTGCCGAGCATCTCTAAGGCTTTTAGTTCAAACCGAGGGTCGCCGCAATCAGAAATAAGAAGAAGTTTGTTAGTAATCACTGTGCGTAACTGCACCGCATCAGCTATTACGTTTTGATCGTAGGTCTTCAATAGCGCACCGACACGCGCAGCTATCTCTGGGGTGTTTAAGTCTTCAGGAAAGTTTTTGATAGATGGGGACTTGCGCAAATCCTCAAACATTTTTTCTGCCCTAGCTTCATCTTCAGGGGTCATATCAAACCCCAAGCCAAGCTCATTAAGCACCAAGGCAGTCGTGGCTGAGACTTCTACTGCTTCTCTAGCATCTTTCGGTTTGTCGTCCTGCGGAAAGTCAGGCAGTGCAACGGAATTATCCGGTTTGATATTTATATACATGGAGGAAACGGGACTCCAAAAAAGGAAGGGGGTGCGTTTCAGTACCGCGAAGTATATACGTGCTTCTAGAAAATGCAAAGGGGGTAGGGGGTGCGAAGACAATTTAAAAAATGGTGATGGGATGTGCAGATTATTGTGTAGAAGAAGTTTTGGTTCCATCGACCTGGCATTGGGGGGTCGGGGTACGGTGGGGGTCTGCCTGGCGCGATTCGGTCGGCGTAGCGTTTCCTGCGAAAAAATAACACACTGTGCGCCATTGTGGTATAATGTGTACATGGGAAATGCGAAGCGTTCGACTAGCGCGTCCATGTGAACATTTCCGCGTTACGCGGTTTTGTTCGATTCTTTGGGAGTAGTCATCATGACTAAATCTGTTCCTGCTGTT